TTGAGGACTTTGGGTTTGATCTTCAAGTCGAGTCTGAAGGTTGCGCCGTTGAAGGGAGTTGTTTCTTGTGAGTTCGATCATTAGGTCGATCAGCCTAGACGAACAAACCGCCGTTATAGCCAAGTCGATCCCTAACTTCTCACGATTCGTTAGAGAGTGTTTGCTCCGATTCCATGCCGTTGATCATGAAGGGATCTGCCCCACTGAAACGATCGAGGGCGAATTGACTCATGATCTATGCGTCCCGGCACCCGGCCGGCTGTGCCTCAAGCATTGGCCGCATGGAAACCCCCCCCTTGAGGATTGGCGGACATTCCGAGCTATGATGGAAACACCCGATCACCGGTTATACGACTCATGGCCAGAACAACGACTTTCGCGGTCTGAATTCACAGGCACGAAAGAAGAAAGAAAGCACCAATGGATCCAACACATGGCGAAACTGAAGAACCCAGCAAAGATCGAATTCGCCGGTATGGTCGTTGAGGGAAACGCCCCAAAACGCCAGAAATCGAAGGATCGCCGTTCGGCTATCAGGAGATTAAGGGCATTCTTAGCCTCCAAGTAGGGGGTAAATGGGAACGGGATTATGCCGTTTCCCCGCCATTAGTCAAACCGAGAGCCGAATAGGAATTGGCGATCTGAATCAGTATGTAGGTGAACAAGCTCGGGTTCTGGCTGGCGGCCTCGCCAAGCACTTCTCCGGTTTCCTCGATCACCCATTCACCGCCCTCGACAACGACATTACCAGCCACACCGCCCACAGCCGCACCGAACCACGGTGCGCCGATCCCAAGACCGAGTATGCCTCCTATGACCGAACCGATCGCCCCTCCGACTATGTTCTGAGTTTCGAGCCAATCATGCACCTGATCGGGGGTCATATCCTGAGTGATCGTTCTCCAATCAATACCGGGAAGCAAACGATCCACAGCGAGGCCCACAGCCCCGACTAACACCAGGAGAAAGACCGGATCCCCCAGAGCATTGAGGATCGGTGTGAGCCACCGATTAGCGGTATAGGCGAACGTAGCTCCATCAAGGAGTTCTCTCTCCTTAGTTCCCAGAGTGATCCTATGCTCGATCACCTTGTCGCCATCAACAGGAAGTCGAGGCATTAGAGTTCAAAGCCACCTATCCATACAGTTAGGGCAGCGGTTGAAGCAGCCGTTACGGGATAGACTACCAGAGTATAGAAGGGGGGGAGAATCCAATATGCACCGCTAGATCGTTGCCAATTACCAAAGAAAGTGAATGGTGCGTCCTGTGTTCCGGTTGCTCCTTCGATGTTTCCGATCCCTAGAGGTATTGCACCTTCTAGATCGCTCATGGTAAGGGTTCCATCGGGGGATCCTGAAAGGGAAGTGCCGGGAGGGACTTGAGCGAATTGATAGTATTCCGAGGCATCCCCGCCATAATAGGAGAGAGCCGTGATCAGCATAGGCTTATTTTCGGCCTCGAAGCACCGCCAGACTTTGTTATTGTCTGCACCTGCGGCGACTTCACCGGATGCTTGACGGTATTTACCTAGATCGTGCATGGGCCTCACCGCTTGTCGGCCCACCTAACGATCTCTCTCATGCGCTTTACGCCCATCAATTCACAGTCAAACAGGAGTTTGGTAGCCTTCTTGACCGCCGCACGCTCGCTAGCACTCATGATCTTAAGGCGAGCCTTAGCACGCTTGGAAATCGCCATCAGGCATCAGTCCTAAACACCATTCGAGAGTTTAGGGCAACAGGAATACGCACCGGTTGAAATGTTGCCGCACAATCTCCGGCCCCAGCGGTGAAGCCAATAGAACCGATCGGAACCCCCGAACCGTCGAGGACATAGACGGGTGATTCTAGCTCGGTATCGTTCGCCCCTGCTAACGCGAACATGTGAGTAATCACCCTGCCCTGTAATGTGAGGCCGAGGCTCTGGCCGTCAAGAATGCTCGTAAATTCCTGCTCGCCAGAACCCGTAGGGGTCGTGCTGAAAACGTGATATTCACCATTCGAGCATGCAACAGAAACCGCCGCTTCCCTATCAGTGCCGGCATTTACCATCACCTGAACGGAGTCGCCAGAAGCGATCTGCTTTGCATAGGGCAGAGCCGCCGGAAGGCCACAGTTGCCGCCAGAGGTTCCCGCACCGCCACCGATGGGGAGGGCGAGCTTGATCTTTCCGGCACTCTGAACATAAGCCCATGTGAAATCATTTTCGGCTTGAAGGCCGGCTCTTGAAGCGACGAAAGTCCCATGCTGTTGAGTCGCGAAGGTTCCGAACACTTGAGCCGATCCCACAAAGTCTGCGTCGGTGCGGATCTCGTCTTGAGTGGCCTCGGTGGTGGCCGAATTATGGAGAGGGACAACGCCGCCCCTATTCGAGATAACCGATCCGTAACAGTTCACATTCGCCATTCAATCACAGCCTGATCCCAGCCCCAAGTGCAGGCTTCAAAATGTTGCGATTTACCGAGGATATAGGCATTCTCAACAGCCTTTTGCCGACTCGGAAGCCGATCGAGGTCGTGAATCCCGCAATCGCCATCGGTAGGAGGTTTGCTTGAAAGTTAGCGGCCATAACTGAAAGGGCCGAGCTTGGATTGGTCGCAATATCAGAAATCGAGATCGCACCTGCGCCGGTCATTTCTCCGCCGCCGCCACCGTTAGCGCCGTTGGCGACATGTTGCATAGCGGTGTTCGTGAAGTAGGTCGATCCTCCCTTCAGATCACCGGGGCCGGTTATGAATTCCCATACGCTTGATCCGGCTGTGCCTTCGGTGAGGATGGACGCATAGACTAGAGCTTCAAGCGCATTTAGGATCGAAAACGACTTTCGGCGGTAGGTTCGCTTCCCTTTCTTCCGGGCCATAGGGCATCAGGGGGGACTCGGCGGCTTATGAAAATTTGCCGTCTGCCGCACGCTCTCGAACTACCGTTTCGATCGTGGGGGTTTCGACTTTTTTCATCAGCATTTGAGCGATCGCCTGTTGGATCGGGTTGATCGGCTCCATTTCCCCAAGCCCGCCCTCGATGAGCTGTTTGATTGCGATCCCGATGTTCTGATCGAGGTCGCCAACTATCGCTTCAAGGGTGAAAACCGTCTGGCGGAACAGCCAGAGAGTTAAGATCACATGAAAAACAAGCAACCCGACACATACAAGCACCCAATCCATGCGTGACCGGAACCCAACCCGGCCCTAAAACGTTCGGAGAGAGAGGGAGAGAGAGAGAGATCGGATCCTAGATCTGTATAGTAGTAGTATAGGCACTAATAAATGTATAAAAATGAGCATTTTTACATAATTATTATAGGTGTGAGTGCCTACGGAGGGTTGTGAGCGAGTCGGGAGGGCCTTCATCCATGTTTTGTCGTTGTTGCATCCCAAGCCTCCCGGCTCGTTCGCACCTAAAAGTGAAGTGAAAGTAATGAGTCAAGAAGTGCATTTTATGAGTGAAAGACAGGATTGGGGAACCCCTGCGGAGTTTCTCAAATGGCTAAAGGAAACGAAACAATGGGAGCCTACACTCGATGCGGCCGCCGATGAGAAGAACGCTAAGGCGATCCACTTTTTCACCGAGGCCGACGACTCGCTCACGAAGGATTGGTTCGGTGATGTGTGGCTGAATCCTCCTTTCGGAACCGAGCTACCCAAGTTCATGGCCAAGTGCGCCGAGCAAATCAAGAATCCCCTAGTGAAGTCGATCTATGTTCTAATCCCTGCCCGCACTGATACGAAATGGTTTCACGAAATCGTAATGCCTAACGCATACCTAATCTATCTCATCAAGGGACGGTTCAATTTCCGCGTGGATAACGCCGTCGAAGGAGCGAACGCACCCTTCCCTTCGATGCTGGTAGTCTATCGGCGCAATCAGATAGTGAGCCAGAGGTCCGGCATCACTACGCTTGAAGTTCCAAAGGAAGCGAGGGGTTTCAATGGTTCTTGATTTCCTCTCCTATGGTGGCGGCGTTCAATCCACCGCTATGATCCTCCTAGCGATTGACGGTAAGCTCGAGAGGCCCGATCATATTGTCTTCGCTGATACCGGATCAGAAATGCCTCACACCTATGAGTTGATTGAGAAGGTGAAAGCGATCTGTGAAGAAGAAGATCTCCCGTTCGATACCGTCAAGGCAGAGCAACCCCTTCACGAACGCTACCTTGAGAGGGGAGGGTTGCCCGTAGTGGGGATCCGGTCATGCACATCAACATGGAAGATCGAACCGATTAACCGCTTCATGCGCTCGAAAGTCGGCATGGGTAGGGGTAAGGTGCTGGTGAGGACTTGGATCGGCATCACAACCGATGAGAGGCGCAGGGCGACCCCTTCGCAGAACCTATGGACGGAGCGCCGTTATCCCCTGCTCGAGCTTCACATGAGCCGCGACGATTGCATCCATTATCTCAAGACGAAGGGGATCGACGCTCAAAAGTCTGGTTGCTTCCTTTGCCCCTATCAACACGCTCAACAATGGTCAAGGCTGAAGCGTAATCATCCCGATCTCTTTGCGATCGCTCTGGCTATGGAGAAGAAAGCGAAAGCGACGAAGGGGTTCAAGGGGGGTCTTTGGGGAAGTTCGAGATCGATAGAGGCGTTCAATTTCGACGCGACTCTTGAGGACTTTGGGTTTGATCTTCAAGTCGAGTCTGAAGGTTGCGCCGTTGAAGGGAGTTGTTTCTTGTGAGTTCGATCATTAGGTCGATCAGCCTAGACGAACAAACCGCCGTTATAGCCAAGTCGATCCCTAACTTCTCACG